TGCTACTATAATTGGTACGCAAGTTATCTCTACTGATGACATCACAGACTTCATACCTTTTGCAGATTTAACAAATGCAAAAGTGACTGAATGGTGTGAGACTACTATGGGTGAAGAGAAGGTTGCTGAAATGAAAGCTAATCTCGATGCACAGATAGAAGAGAAAATCAACCCTACTTCAATTACATTATCAGTATCTGAATAAAAATAATTATATATTTTCTTATTTAAGTTTGTAGTATTATTTGTTTAACAATTAAATTTTAATACTATGCCAAGCACAGGTTTAATGAATGGAACACTTCTTGTACTATCAATAAGTACAGACGGTAGTTCATTTACAAATTTAGGACACTCAACATCGGCTAGTTTATCATTCGCTTTAGATACTCCTGAAGCTACCTCTAAAGATAGTGGTGGTTACAGAGAGGTTATTGCAGGCACGAGATCATTGGACATATCGTTCGATTCTTTTGTTGCCTATGATGATACTGTAGATGTTGATACTATGATAGGACACGCAAATAATAGAACAAAAATCCACGCAAAATTTGGTACTGCCGTAAGTGGTGATACTACTTATGCAGTACAAGGGTTTATTAGTTCTATTGATTACACGGCAGATGCAGAAGCACCTATAACTTTTTCAGGTACTTTTACTTCTACTGGTGCAGTTTCTATAGGTACAAACTAATAATTTTTATATTCTAATTATTAGTATTAGTTTTACTATATGAATAGTAAAAGAGGTTATATAAAAATAGAGATTGGAGGGAAAGAGAGAACCCTCCATTTCTCTATGAATTTTTGGTGTCACTTCACAGAAACTCTCGGTATCGGTCTTAATGATCTTGAACAATACTTCACAGCAGAAAACTTAAACATATCATCAATCAGAGCATTGATTTATTCAGGTTTGATTGCACACGATCAAGAAGAAAAGAACCCTATTGACTACACGATATACGATGTTGGTAGTTGGTTAGAAGACTTTGGTGCAGTAGAACTACAAAAGGTGATGACTGCACTTACTGAATCTAGGATACTTGGTAATGATCTTAATATGGGAATACCAAGAGTAGCTAAGGAAGAAGTAAAAAAAAAGTAGATACTGATATTTGGGAGGACATCTTAGACTTCTACATAGGTCAATGTGGAATACACCCTAATACCTTTTGGAGGAATACGTTTGCAGAGAATACGAGAATGTCTGAAGCGTTTCAGATACATCAGAACCTAGAATGGGAAAGACTACGTTACATATCTGCAATGCTTGTAAATGTAAATGCAACGAAGAGTTCACAACGCATACAACCAAATAAACTATTCAAACTACCACAAGATAATTCACATAAAAAGAAAGTCTCAAAACCGTTAAGCAAAGAGGAATTAGATAACGTTTTAAAAGACTGGGATAAGACTATGACAGAAGGTAAAATATCTAAGATGTAAAATATTTATATTTGTTACTAAATTCTAATTTATGGCAACGGAAAGATTAAAGTTTGAATTTGATGGTGACGCTAGTAAGTTTAACCAAGCCATCAAGAAAAGTGAAAAAAGCGTTAGTGGTTTTAGTTCTAATCTAGCAAAGGTTGGTGGTGTTATTGCAGGGGTTTTTGCAGTAGATAAGATAATGGAGTTTGCAGGTGGTGTTATAGAAACCACATCTACCTTTCAAAGGTTTGAATCTGTACTTACAAATACTTTAGGAAGCGAATCAGAAGCACAAAAAGCATTAGATAGGATTACAGACTTTGCATCTAAAACACCATTTAGTGTATCTGAATTGACAGATAGTTTTGTAAGACTAGCTAATCAAGGATTTAAACCTACATCAGAAGAGATGAGAAAACTTGGTGATCTAGCATCTTCTACTGGTAAAGAATTTGTTATGCTTACTGAAGCTATTATTGATGCTCAAGTAGGTGAGTTTGAAAGGTTAAAAGAGTTTGGTATTCGTGCTAGTAAGCAAGGGGATCAAGTAACATTCACTTTCAAAAACGTAAAGACACAAGTTGATTTCACATCTGACGCAATACAAAACTACATACTTTCTCTTGGTGATCTGAAAGGTGTATCAGGTGCAATGGTTGGTATATCAAATACATTAGGTGGACAGATATCAAACTTAGGTGATTCATTTGATAAGATGAAAGATACTATAGGTGATGCCTTAATGCCAGTATTAACTTCTGTGATAAATAAGTTCAAAGGATTATTTGGAATGATAACTGATTTGTTAAATCCAAATCAAGCATTAATAGACGACTTTAAAGAAGCAAAAGATGCAGTTGATAATTTAGAAGAAGCAAGTTTTGCATTGTCTGAGACACAAAGAAAATTAGTTGAAATTACCAATGAAAGAAAAAGACAAAGACTCGCAGAACTTGAAAATGAAATATCAGTAGAGACAGATAATTTAACATCAAAAATTCAAAGACAAGGTGAGGTGTTAGATATTGAAAATCAAAAATTAAAAAAATTAAGTGATTTATTGATTGAGTTAAATGGTAATCAAAACACGACAGCAAAAAGTTTAGAGTTTCAAACAGATAGGTTCTTAAAACAAAATGAAGTTGTAAAAGAAGCACAAAAAGAGTTTGATACTTTAACAAAAGAATTGTCAGAGTTTAACAGAAAGGTTAATGAAATTAAAAATCCAACTAAAGATTTATCTGATGCAACAACACAAATTGCTACAGATAATATAAGCTATAATACAAGTCTAAAAGAAACAATTCCTTTAACTACACAACTATCAGAATCATTAAATATTGCGTCTTTAAATACGAGAGATTATCTCAGTTCAGTACAAGATACAAGTGAAGCACAAAAACAATTTGCACTTATTTCAAATATTGTGACTACTGGTATGAATTTGATGTTTGATGCTTTATCTAATCCTGATGCTTTTAGTACATTTTTAAAATCAATTCAACAAGTTGTAATTCAATTATTAAAACAGCTTGCTATTATGATTGCAATCGCTGCTGTTATGGCTGCAATAGGAGGCACATCATTTAAAAGTGCATTTAAACTTGTTGCAGGCTTTGGAGGAGGAGGAGGAGGATCAGGTGGTGGTATGGGTGGCATACTTGGTTTTGCTAACGGTGGTATAGTTACAAAACCAGTTATGGGTATGATTGGAGAGGCAGGTCAATCGGAGGCAGTAATACCATTAAACAGATTACCACAGATGGTAGGTGCAATAGGAGGTAATCAAAAAGGTGAGTTTGTATTAAAAGGCCAAGATTTAATATTAGCACTTGAAAGAGCAGGAGACTTCAGATCAAGAGTAACTGGTTAGCGTTATGGCATACGGAGAAAAATATTTTACGAATTTTTATGATACCGATAATCATAAATTTAGATTACAGATATTTCAATGGAATTATAGTGGCACACCTTCTTCTAATTTAACTCTAGCAGAAGATGGTGTTACAGTAAATTATTCTCAAGATGATGATTATTTTCAACCTATAATAGGATCAACTTGTAAATTAAAAATTTATGTTGAAGAATCAACTGGTGGTGCTGAATGGCAAGTAGAAGATACAAACTGGAATATAGCAGACTTTGTTTGGGAAAGAAGTGAGTATGATTTTTTAATACCAACTAATGATAGAGAATTTAAAATAAAAGTAAACAGAGAGAACGCAAATGGCACTACAACTTCTACCACTTCAGTAAGCGTTTTGAAAGATTCTACTGCATCGTTTTCTTCTGAAATAAAAGTAGGTGACTTAGTAATAAACAATACAGACAATACCACTACAACCGTTTCTGCCGTAACAGACAATAACACACTAACACTAGCCTCTGATATATTTACTTCAGAAACAACGACTGGTAAAAGTTATACTATATTTAGAAACTTTTGGACTGGTTTCATTATGCAAGACAGTTACAACTTACCTATTGCTCAACATCCTTTTGCCGTTGAAATATACGCTTCTGATTTGATTGGTACTTTAAATGGTTATAATGTTGATATAACAACGGAAAGACCACAAGCATTTGATGTAATACAAAATTGTCTAAAGAAAATTAATTTAGAAAGTGGTGCAGGCACTACATCTCGTAGTTTAGATTTTAGTTATAAAGTTTTATGTCGATTGAATCAATTTGCTGGCTCAAGTTTTTCAAACAATGATAATACATTTGTTCAAACATACATACTAAGTGTTGATGGATTACAAGATGAGAATGGAAATTACTTAAACTGTAAAGAGGTATTAATATCAATACTCAGAATGTTTAATTGCAGAATATTTCAACACGAAAGTGCTTGGACTATAATTGACAACGCTTCATTAGCATTAACTTCTTTTAGTGACGGTGGTGGTTCTTATTCAAAAGAGTTTAAGACTTATGATAAAAGTGGTACATCTGTGGGAACGGAATCGATTACTTCTCCAATAGTTAATATAAATAGTTCTCAATCTGAAAACACAATACAACCTTTAGATGATGATTTACTTAAAGTTATAAGAAGACCTGCAATAAGACAAAGAACACAGATAAGAATAAAAGACACTCTGAAATCAAGATTTAATAATAGTGGATATGAATTTAATACTGCACCTACTGGTGCAACACCATCTTATGGTCGTGATGTTACTGACTGGACAATTTCAGATAAATCAAAGGCTTATGCTGTCAATGAAACTGCACAACAATCAGGTGTGGTTTTTGGTATTACACCTTATGCAGGTGATTTTTCATTAATCACTATAGGTAACAGTGCTTCTGCTACTGTTATTGCAGAAAATAATACTGGTAATATCGGTACTACATCTGAAGAAATTAAATTAAATTTTGCACATTATGCTTTAGATAGAAATAATACTGGACAACTTTTATTATACTCAATAAGATTTAGGTTATCGGTCATTGCAGTATCTACCTATTATTGGAAAATTGATACGCAAGAATGGACTACAAACGCTACACAAGGAATAAACACTATTACTGGTGCAGTTCAAGAGCAATGGATTTTAAATGAAATAAACGTAAGTCCTCCTCCTGATACTGGTACTGCAAAAATTGAATTTTTCTTACCTCGTGAAACTGGATTTGAAAGTGCAGACTTTAGAATATATTATGATGATGTAACTTTAAGAAACCAATCTGACTTTGGATTGTTTGATACAAATACTACTATAGTCAAAACAGATTTCTTAGAAAATAGTGGTGTTCTGAAAGCAGTAGAAAACAGATATGGTATGCTTAACGACACAAAATATTCTAATAGCTTAGTGAATAGTTCAGGTACAAGCATAAGTGCTTACAAAGGTTTTGATGATACGCAAGGTTCAACTTTAGAAACCTTAATAAACAAACAAAGACTAAACGATTTTGCTACTAACAATTTTAGATATGAGGGTACGTTTAGAAAGATTTCAGATAGTAATGGGTTTGTAAAAATAATAGATATGTTGACTTTGCCTAAAATTAATTTCACTACTTTATCTGAAGATAGTCATCAAGCTATTGATAGCTTAGAGTTTAATGTTTCAAAAAATAGATATAGTATTACATCACATAGACCAACTCAAAGTAATCTTACGTTGTTAGGTGATATAAATAGTATCACTGAATTCTATGAAGAGAAACCTGAAGATTAAGATTTCTTCTCTAAGTGCTTTAAAGATTTACACTCGTCATTCAATAGTTCTTTAAATTGCTTTACCTCTTCTTTATATTCTTCAATGATCTTTCTTCTCTCGTCTAAGTCGTGCATAGAGTTAGAGCAAGAATCAAGAAAGTTTTGTTTTAAAAATTCATATAAACTCATACAAAAATTATTAATGAAACATATAATGTCGTAAACAACAACAATAAAAATAAGAAACTTTCTATATATTTTTTCATATTATTTAATTTTACAAAACCTACATACACCATTTTTTCTTGGTACTACTCTATAACAACATTCCCTCGTACATATATAAATGTCTAGGAAACGTTTTACTAGGTATCTAATGATCTGCTTCATAGTCGTTTATTAAATCTTCTGCTTCATCGTAGACTTGCTTAGAAACCACGTATGTGACATCGGCAGGTTCAGATAAACTTATTGTATCGCCTTCTTCAGTTACATAGTCGGTCATCTTAATAGTAAGATTGTTTCTTTCTCTTGAAACATCAAACGTGAATATGTCGTGTTCTAATATCATTGATTCTTACCTATTAATTCTTCTATCTCATCTGCTAACTCTTTCATAGACTTTAGTTGGATATTTATATCACTATTCTCTACCTTATCAGACCAATCAGTATTGATCCACTCTACACGCTTTTTAACACGTTCCTTACGTGCTTTCTCTTTTGCCCTATGGTAACTATCGTTTTTCATAATAAATCGTTTAAACTCTATTATATAAATAATTAACAAAATCTTTAAAGTCATCTCTACCGTTACAATTTTTATCCTCATTGTTTCTCAGAGAAACCTCTAACCTTGATTGTAGTTTTTTAAAATCAATATTTTTTTTACTTTTACACCACATCACAAGACCAGTAATTGTGTGAGCAGGTTTTTTAAATTTATCTTTAAGCATATTACAAACTATAATAAGCTTATCACTAAAATTTTTATTTGGAAAATTCAACTTTCCAAGTTTAAATGATCTTTTGCTGTTTGTATATACAGATAATATTAATCCTAAAGGAAGATTTACAAAAACGTCAAAATTTAATCTATATAATTCTGAGTAATATTGCCAATTAGGATTATCAATACCATAATTATACCAAGCTTTTAAATAATTTTCATCATTCCATTTTTTTTGTGTGTTATTCAATAAAGAAATATCGTTTATAACCTCTTCTTTAGATGAATACTTTTTTATTTTACACAAAACACTTTCATTATTATTATAATTATTTTGTACTATTGCTTGAGACAAATGCTGACCATCTATCAAAACCCATTTTTTCTTTTTATCAAAAGAAGAAATGTCACCAATTACAGGATCACGTAAGACACCACACTCAAATATACTTTCTGCCATATTTTTTGTGTGCGTTTTTTTAATTTCTCTATTAAAAGGAATTAAATTTTTATCTTCTAACAAAGTCTTTAATTTATTAAAAGAAATTTTTTTAGTAATTATATTCATATTAAATTATTTAGTTGTAAAAATATATATACATATATAAAAAAAAATATCAATATAAACAATATTTTATACGTATTTATTTTTTAAGCTTCTGATATGATCGTGAAGTTTAGACCAGTCATCTGATTCAGATTCATCGTAAGACCACTCTATCTCTTTTTTAATGAGACATTCAAGTGACTCTAATAATAGCAGTTTATCTTCTTTTAAGGAGGGTTTATGTCTCATAAGGTTAATTTATGTCTCACAGTTTATTATGTTATTCCATACTAACATCTCGACTAATTCGTGAAAATCTTCTTTCTTCATAATAACATATTCACCATCATTCTTTCTTTTATGATATATGATCTTATAATCATCACCGTCTGCTTCCATCTCTTTGAATATCTTATGGTAAGAGGGATTATTAATTAATGATTTACATTGAACTGCAAACGGTTTAGTGTTTACTAAATCAATCTTTCTATCATCCATCATCTTGGATGCGTACCTAGAGGTTTCACAATTAGACCAACCGAGTTCTCTATATTCTCTCCGTATTTGTCTCTCGTAATCGTGACCCTTTCTTCTGTTTGTGTTTGACATAAAATATACTTAATACTGCTATCAATCCAATAGCAACAATTTTAATTAATCTTTTTCTTACCATCTCTTTCTACAAATAAAGCATAACCCAAATAACAATAATTAATAACGTCTGCAAACCTAGAATGTATAGGTTCACTCTTTTTAAGGTTAGCGTTTTTAAGGTGAGCATAAATACTTTGTATTTGTTTCTCAAAGAATGTTGCCCATACTTTCATCTCAGATGTTTCTAATCGTTCTGCCGTACTCTTAAAGTTTGCAAGAACATCTCTATCTTCATTTGTGTATTCAGGTCTTTTGTTTGCCATTATATCAAATGAATAATCATTTAATTGTTTTACTAATTTGTCAAATTCTGTCTGTGTCATATTACTTTTTTTAAAATGTCATACTTTACTGGATCAAGTTCTTTGATCTTACTTAAATAGATCAGTTGTTCTTGTTTAGCTTTTGCCCTTTCATCATCGGTAGAATCAATACCAAGATTACATTCAATCTTTGCCATTGCTTCCATAAGAGAATCTATCTTTGCTTTCACTTGCTTATTGGTATTGTAACTACCAAAGATTTCTCTTTTTTCGTGTTGTGATAAGTCATCAGTTGTCGGTGTCATAAGTATTCTTTTTATGGTTTGGTAATATGTAATTTTCTTTCTTTACTATCTTATTGTTTTTGAAGTCGGTAGTTTTAGGACAATCCATAATTGACAATTCAAGTTCAGAAATATCAATGTGTTTGAGATCATACCAATATAACTTATGATCATAAGCTACTACATAATAACAATCTCTATCACCACACAGATTCATTAGCTTATCATACTTATATTTTTCTATCATCCATTTATCAAAGTACGACCTCCTAACTTTTATTTCTATTATGCTTCTTATACTTTCCATATCGTAGTGGCTCATTTCTTCAGAATCTTCTATGTCGTCAATAATGAATTTTAAATATTCTCTGACATCAGATTCTTTTTTAAACATCATACTATTAAACTACCATCATTATTTATATCATCCCAGTAAAACCCTGAGACCTTATTATCTTTTATATAGTTAGACCACGAATTAAACGCAGTTCTCCAAGCTACCTTACCCTTCTCTATAAGATCATCTGATAAAGAATATACTGCAACGTCAAATGGGTATCTGTTCTCTATAGCAATAAATCTAAATGATGAGATATCATAACCTAACATTTCAGAATAGAAACACGCTTGAAGATGATAAGCATAATTGTAGATAGCACTTCTAAACGCTTTAGGTGAAGCGTCTTGACACGTTTTAATGTCGATGATATATCTACCCTTTTTGATACCATCTGGTCTTATACGGACTGGTACGTCTTCATACGTACCGTAATAACTATGCTCTATTTCATCTAAGGTAAATAACAACTTATTTGCAAGTTCATTGTTCATAGTATTCTGCACTATCTGATCTAAATATTCTTTTTCCTCACCTGACACCACAATCTTCTCTCGGTTTTCAGACATTAATTGTTTCTTATATTCTCTATCTTTTTTTGTTCTAAGGTTAAGGTTCTTAGGTAATGCTAGTATTTCTTTCTTTTCAGGTTCTAGTAAGACACTATGAACTGCACTACCAAAGTTCATAGAAGGTGTTGATATAAACTGTTCTCTGTTTAGATAATGATATACAGACTTCTTATATATCGTTTTAAGACCACTAGCAGATATGCTATCGTGTGAATGGTATTCTTGGTTCGTATCTTGTTTCTTAATCATTGATTTTATTGATTTTATTTTTTAGATAATAGATGCCGTATAATACTATCGGACTAAAAGCGATAGCGTTCCAAATGTTAGGATGCCAATGCTCACCACAGAAACCAAAAAAATGTCTAAAAAATTCTATCATATTAAATAAAAGTAGCACTATCATCACCGATTATTAACCACTAACAATGAGAAATGAATCAAGTGCTACTAAATAAAACTAAACTAAATGTATGAAAAACTAAAACGGAAGACCACTATCATCTTGTGAAGTAGCCTGCGTCTCAGTCTTACGCTTTATCTTGCTCGGATCGTTCCAAACAACATTAACATTTTTACCAAATTGATCAGGTTTATCTTTCTTAGATATTCTCAACCTAACGAATTTATTACCTTTATAATCTTCTACAACGCTAGGATTTTGCTTGATCTTATCAAGATTCAAAGTCACGTTGAAGAACTCTCCATACTGACCAGTAACGGTCTTACCACTACCTAAATATATAGTCTCACTCATATTGTTTATTTTAAAAGTTTATTATTAATACTTTGTGCTACCTTACCGTTAGCACACCAATAACCAAACTGTGATGCAGTTTTAATTATATCACTTTCAGTTATGTCTTCGCAGTTACCACCAGTCTTTAAATTCCAAAAGTCAATAGATGCTTTTATAGATGATTGTCTAATTATTTGATTTTGAGTATCATTCATAATTCACATATTAAGGATTTTAAAAAACCGATTTTAACCATTGATTCTAACTCACTAACTTTTAGAGAACTAGGATCATTAAACTTGTTATGTAAAGTCATAGGTGTAATACCCATCTTTTTTGCAAGAGTCAACTTCGTCATACCAAGTTCTTTTAATCTATATTCTAGTTGCAATCTTTGTAACATACCTACTAAGGTAACATAAAAATATTTATTTTACAATATTTCTTTTTATTATCGTATAATTTATTTAATATTACTTCAGAAAGGAAGTCAGACCCTTAATAGATATATTTATTATTTATTATACTCTTTAAAGAGAGTATAATAAATAAATTAGATATACTAATCTAATAGACATATTAATAATAAAATAATAAATCTTTTTGAATTATGAAAGGACATCAGATGAAAAACGACCCAAAGGAGAAAATAAAAAGTGAGGCGATGGTTTCAGTTAAAGTAGAAGAGTTGATGACCGAGTTTGAGACGGCAGAGGCTACATTTAAATTTGCAGACTTATCGAATAAGAGAAGCAAATATAATAGAGATATAGACAAGGCTTTCTACAACCACGCTAAAAGCTACATAGAGAAACTCTGTAAGCTACTTGTCTTGGTGAATGCAGGTGAGATGTTTCATCTGCACAAGTACAGAGAAGCATTGATAAAGCATAAACAAGATATTAATAAAGTGTATGAAATGATAAACGATATAAAACTATGAAAGGAAAATTACAGATTGTTGACTTTGATGATGTCTTAAAAAGAGACGATAATGCAAAAGAATGTAAAGAGGTATATGTAAATGATGTGAGAGATAAGCTAGATACCTTTTTCAAAGACGGTTATGAGTTAGGTCAACCATCATACATAGAAAAATTAGATGGTATATTCTCTTGGAGAAAAGGATTCTTATACTGTTTTAGTGGTTACCCTCAGTCAGGGAAGTCGGAGTTTATAAATTATGCGATGTTACTAAGAGCAAAACATTACGATGACAAGGTAGTTATGTATTCACCTGAAACCAATACCTATGAACTAATAACAAATTTAGCTAGAGCGTACATAGGTAAGAACGTCAACCCTGAGTTCGATAACGTATGTACAGAAGAAGAATACAACAAAGGATTAGATTTCATACAAGATCACTTTGTATTCTTAGAGAACCAAGAAGAGTTACCATCGGTGGCAGGGTTACTCAATACCTTTGAAAGATTATCTAAAAAAGGTTTTGAATGTTTTGTAATTGACCCTATGAACTGGCTGGTAGAATCAAATGTAGGTGAGACCAATCTTTATAATTACTTAAAAGTATCCTTGACCAACCTAAAAATGTTTGCAAAGAACTTTGATAAGATAGTGTGCTACATTGAACACCCCAAGACACCTGCACCAGTACGTGGTAAAATACCACAAGCAACTGCATTTTCACTTGCAGGTGGTACGATGCACTTCAATAAAGTCGACTGTATGGCATTGCTACATAGAATGACAAAAGAAGAGTTAGAAGAGAAACTATCAAAGGGTGATTTATTAGCAAGACAATTAGATAATCTTGATAATAATATTAACTTTGTTGAGTTTGAAACAGTTAAAATGAAATCGCAAAGGTTAAATGGTAAATTGGGGAGTAACCTTTTAGAATATGATTTCATTACTGGTAGGTTTAAATAAATAATAATTATGACAAAAGAACAAAGTTTACAAATTTTAATTAGTGTCTGCGAAAAGGCATCAAAGGCAGGTTTATTTTCATTAAGTGAATCATCTTTGGTTCTTCAATCACTTGAAAATTTTGGGGTTACACCTCCTAAAGTCGATGATATAAAACAAGATGATGTGGCAGAAGAGGTTACAGAGACAAAAGAAATTAAAGACTAGATATCTTTTTATTTCCAATCAAGATAATATACTAGGTGAATCATTAAACATTTGTGATACGGTTAGAAAACTGTGGACTTACTACAAATGTGATTCACAAAGTATATTTATCGCTACCAATCCAAAGATTAAAACACACGAATTAAGAGAAAAATGTATCTCTCTTACCGACATAAACAACAAGAAAACATATAAATATCTAAATAAAGTTATTACAAGAGATGAATTTATCTTACTTTTAGAATGTGATAACAGAGGGCAAGACCAAAGTAATAAGAGAAATTGAAACATTTATCTTGCGTTATAAAAAAAAAGCGAAAGAACATCAATACCATAATAACGACGACGTAAAATGTTTTAAACGCATCTACGCACTAGCAGAATTGTTTCCAGTAAACGATAAATACTACAGAAAACTTCCTGAGATTGAATGGCAAATCAAACAGTTATGGCTTTTATATTATTACTATAAACAGAGAATTGATGGTAAAAACTTAAAGTACAATCAAATCGTAATAAAATATTCTTAGTTTTGTATTATGGCAACAAAAACCAACATATTAAAAAACAACTTAATTAATGCTCTTGAAAAACATTTAGGCATTGTTACATCTGCTTGTAAAGAGGTAGGTTGTAATAGATCAACATTCTATAAGTATTATAACAATGATTCTAAGTTTAAAGAGAAAGTAGATGAGCTTCAGAATGTAGCATTGGATTTTGTGGAATCAAAACTGTTTGATCAAATAACAAATGATAATCCAACTTCAACAATATTCTACCTAAAAACAAAAGGCAAAAAACGTGGCTATATAGAGGCACAAATCTTGGAACATAAGGGAGGGATAGAAAGCAAACTTATTGAATGGAAGCCAGTAGGAAAGAAACAGTAGAATGTAA